GATGAACCAACTAAAATCACAAAAGAAAAAGTGCGTATTTTCCAATCTGCTCCTATGGCTTTATCACTTCTAGTTAGGAAATATTTTCTTCCTATTGCACGTATTTTTTCTTGCAACCCTCTTGCAACAGAGTGTGCTGTTGGGATATCTGCGGAAGGGCCAGAGTGGTATCATTGGGATTCTCATGTCTTTAAATTTGGACCTAAACGTGTGTTAGCTGGCGATTATTCAAAATACGATCTTCGCATGCCTGCCCAACTCTCCACCTTGGCTTTGGGATTGATGATACAGTGTGCTAAGAAATGTTGCCTATATAGCGAACGTGATATTGTGATTATGAATGGTTTGGTCACAGAGTTATCATACCCTCTCGTCCATCTAAATGGAGATATAGTGGGTTTGCTTGGTTCCAATCCCTCTGGTCACAATTTGACTGTTTATGTAAATTCAATAGTTAACTCACTTATCTTTAGGTGTGCTTATTACTCATCCCAATTGCATTTAAATAAAGCGCAAATTCGACCTTTCAAGAGTATCTGCGCAGCTAGTTTTTACGGTGATGATGCCATCGCCACTGTGAGTAAGAATTTAGGTAATGATTTCTGTTTCAAGCAAATGAAAGCCTACCTTGAAAATCACGGAATTGTCTTCACACCTCCCGATAAAAGTGATGACAAAAATATCACTTTTTTCAACAAAGATAGTGTGGACTTTCTTAAGCGAAGAACTGTATTTGTGCCCGAGATTTATCTGCCTGTTGGAGCTTTGTGTGAAGACTCGGTTCTTAAGTCTCTGTGCTGCGTACTGCAAGGAGCCGAATCCGTAGAAACAGTTACACAGACTAATCTAACGTTAGCTGCTAGGGCATTTTTCTATCATGGACGTGCTACTTTTGACAAGAATCGCCAAATATTATGTGCTTTGGCAAAAACTCAAGGATGGAATCTTGAATTGCTTCACTTGCATTACAAGTTTGACGATTGGGCGCACCTCCACATGCAAGTGCATCGTAAGGAATACTTATCATTGTATGAACTTGAAAGGACAACCGATAAATCCATAGGGTCCTGTTCAAGTATATGGTCTCAAAATATTATGGACAAGTATCCATATTATTTTGATGTGAATAGTATTTCTATGACTGATTATATGCGTGAGAATATCCTTATGTTGCATGCTCCTGCTTCTGCCCCGCATGGCGTTAAACTGCAACGCGATGTATAGATTACTCACGATTCTATAGGTGCCAACCCCTGTAGTTATCGTGTGCATGCATTGTGTACGGTAGTTGGGTTGTATTTACAACCTGTGTGCCACGCACACACATAATTGGCTCGCAAAGCTGAGATTGGTGGATCTCAGAATTTGTTAAATAACTTAAATCGCACCGCTAGTACAAATACACAAAACGGTTCAGATGCCGTATCATCTGAAAATCAAGCACCTGTGGTGAGCTCTACAGCTCCACCAAATGTGCAATCGCAAGTGACTCAGTTCACTGATCAAGACCCTGGATGGGGCGCCGC